CATTGAATAATATCAGAAGCAATAGGCATTTCTGCACCTACCATTCTAAGGAAAGATGATACGGATCTATTTCCGTACTTTTCGAATTCCTTTTCGTATACGTCGGGTAAATATTGAGATGTAAACTCAACACTTGAGCCCAAATAATTTGATGAAAGCGTTGCTTTCGAGGGAGCTGGGGTTAATGCACCACCGACTCCGGTCATTGTTACTGCCATTTTCTAAAAATTTTAAATAAGTTTATCTTCTTTTTTTAATTTTAAAATCAAAATCAGATTCACTTTCTAAAATTCTAAACTTAGTTCCTTTTACATCTACCGGTTTATTATCCCGAACAGACATATTAATATTCTTTGTTTCTTTTACAATGTCTTCAGTCGCCTCTGATTTACCAAGCTCATAAAAGTGCCTGGCTATTGCATCAGCGTTTGTACCTGCATAAAGAAATTTATGATATTCCTCTGTTTTATCTAACTCCCCTTCTTTGTTAAGAAATCTAGACAGTTTAGAATTTATATCAAGCTGATCTTTAAGGACAATTTCTTTGTCTTTTACTTTAAACGTTTCAGTTTTGTCTCCTACATTAAATTTGAAACCTTCAAACTTTTCGGAGAAAAAACCTTTAGTTTTGTTTTCAAAGACAGAAGCTTTTTCTTTACCTGTCCTTTCGCTTTTCTCTGACTCCTTTTGATAATTATTATAAAAATCAATAGCCTTTTTATCATTTTCAGACAGCTCAACATTATTAGACTCTAATTTTGTTTTGTACTTGTCTTTTTCACGATTAAAAAAGTCTCTTGCTTCAAATAACTTCTCCTTGTAAGAAATCTCTTTCCTTTTTTTGTCTGAATCAGATTCATCCTCATTAGTTCCGAAATCTCTTTCTATAAGATACTCAATGTCACTAGAATCTAAACCAGGTTTAGTTGATTGGTAATAACTTTTTAAAAGATCTGCGTCTGGTATTTTACTAAAATCCTTTTGCAGCTTTACAAAGTCGTCCAACCCTCTACCAGTTTCTTTGTTGTAGGTTAAATACTTTTCAACTTCCTCTGGCAACTTTTGAGCTTCTTTTTCTTTTTCACTATTTGAAAGAACGTTTTTAAGTTCATCAAGTGAACTTACATTTATGTCTTTTTGTTTTTTAAGGATAGACAAAACCTTATTTTCATCGAAGTTCTCCTCCTTGCTTTCTTTTGGAGGCTCCTTTTCCTCTAATACATTTTCTTTTTCTTTGTCTTCGGCTTTGACTTTGTCTTCGGCTTTGACTTCTTCTTGACGTGGTAGGCCATCTTCTTCTTTTTGTTGAGGCTCTTCAGCTGGCTGAGGTTCCTCGGATTTAACTTCGTTTTCTTTTTTATCGTTTTTTGGCTCTATGCGATTTCCATCGTCATCAAGAGCATACACTTCTATTTCACTCATATTAAATTAAATTTTTTACAAATATACAAATAATTAAAAATCAGATTGAAGACCCTGTAAACCGCTACCTAAATAATCTTGGCCATCGAAATCTATTGGATCTAAATCTTGTTTTCTTTGTTGTATAAGTTGTGATTGTTGTGAAGCTTGTATTTTGCTACGCTTATCTTTTCTGTCCTCTCTAAATAATTCTTTAGACATTTGAGAATCTATAGATGCTTTTATATTTTCTTTGTCTAAAGATTTTTGTTCTTTCATAAGCCTCAATTTTAACTCAGCCTCAAACTGCATCTTTTCCATTTCAAGTTGTGCCTCAAGTCTTTTAAGTTCCGTTTCGGTTCTTTGCTTTGAGAGCATGGTTTGTTGTTTGGCTTGTTCAGATGCTAGTGCTGCTTGCTGATTTGATTCAGATTGAGCTTTTATAGCCGCCTGCTGTTTATCAAAATCCATCTTTTCTTTTCTCTTCTTTCTGACTTTTAATAATTGAGATGCAATCTTAGTATTTTTTATAGCTCTAATGTCTATAGCGTCATCTATATCTATCTTGCCAGATGATAGACTTTGTTGAATGTTTTGCTCTAAGAAGTTTCTTTCTTCCTCGTCTGGATGTAATTGAATGAATATTCCAAAGTCATGTAAATGCATTTGTTTTATTTCTTCTATAAGATCCATAGAGTACCTTCCAATGCTATTTACAAAAGTTTCTCTCATATCAGAATACATAAGCACATCAGACATTCTGTGGCTTATGCACTCAGAAAGCTTTCTAGTCATATTTAATCTGGACTCTAATATATGCCTAGTGGCTGTATTTGAATTTAAAGCAGCAAGCTTCTGCACACCAACCAAAGAGTTTGGATCTGGCGTACTACCGTCTCTAGCCTCATTAAGGCCAGTAACAGATCTGATAAGACCTAAGTTGTAGTTATACATATTAATAAGAGAAGATATCTTATTATTAGCTCCAGAGGCTGTAAGTTCCTGAATTGGTATTTTGCCTCTGTTTATTTCTCCGTCTTCTGCGTATGACCTTCCCAAGACAGAGCCTGTTTGAAAATATAAATTCAAAGCTTCTTGAGGAGAATATGTAGCGCCGTTTCCTATGTTTATAGAGGACAATCCATCTATATCCATATACACACCATCAGGTATCATTTTTGCGGTGACCTGTTGTAGTTTTAAATGTATCAGTTGAATTTGATCAGCAAAAGGCACCATTCTTTTAACAAGTGAATCAATCTGCCCCCTGTATTGTTTTTTTGCTGAAACGATAAAAGGAGAGTAAACTTTGTTTATAGAAGACTTGGGTCTTACCATATTACTCATTATGTCCCATTTAATCAATCTGTTGCTACCTAAAACGTACACTCCTTCATACCAGACATCAATTCTTTTTGAAAGCTTTTCAAATCTTGCTGCTTCTGTTTTAGGGGGGTTAAACTGGTCGTCTTTTTTCAAAACTTTTTCGCCTCCAGTTGCAGTTTTCTTTTTCTTATATACAATATTCTTATCTGTTTTATAGCAAAAATATAATAGAGTTACAGTGCTTTTGTCGAAGTTGTCGGAATGATACCCACCTCTAATGCCCTGATATGCGTCAAACTTAGAAGACATTTTAGAGATGTCAGATATGTCTTCCTGGGTTAAAGATGGATCAAGTTTTTTTAGCTCTGTAATGTTTACATTTTTAACTTCACCAAAATAGTAACAGTCTTCAAAGTTTGGGTCTTCAGTTGGACTCCATATAAAATTAGCTGGATCTATATAATCTACCTTAATACCGTCATGTGTATTAAAAGAATGGCGTAAAGCAGATATTCCCAAGACGACTTGATCTTCATCCACTTGACGTTTAATTTGATCGTAATCGTTTAATTGCAAAACAGTTTCTATAGCTTTCTCTTGTGCAAGCTCTATATCGTCTTTGTAGTTTAAAGATACATGTAAGTCAAGTTCGTCTTTAGAAGTTGGAAGTTCATCTTCAGCTGTGTCAAACATACTAATTCCAAGAGACTCTTCTATTTGTTTAAAGTCCTGTCTATTGTTCATTTCTGTTTTAAGCTTAAGCTTGTACATCGCCTTCTTGTTCGAAGAAATGCTATCTACAGCCTGAGCAAGCACATCATAAAGCCTGTTAGACATTCCGTTTACAACGATATCTACAAACTTTGGTATGATAGGCACTGGAGACCAGTCTAAGTTTAGATAAGATATATCGCCGTTTATAGCTAATTCATCTTTGTATTTCTGAACAGACTGTTCACCCATAGCATAAGTTCTTAGCTTATGATATGTGTCTCTGTTGTTGTAGAATCTTGAAGTACCACTTTCTTTTCTAAACCACTCGGCTTCTATTGCTTGAGCAACACGCAAACCATAGTCCTCCGATGATTTTTCACCATCAGTAACTAATTGATCAGGAAATCCTATAATTCTTCTTGGGCCCTTTTCGTACATATTTATTTTCTAAGCATAGTGCTAGTCATTCCACGATTGTTGTACCTTGCAAAGTTAACATTTATTTCTTTAACCTTTTTTTCAGGTTTCACCACATATTTATTGTTAGCCATTATAGCTAAACCAGAACTAACAGAGGCGTCAAACTTTGTTCTGTTAGATATATCGTAGTTTGCCCAATCTAATAATGTTCTATTAAAAAACATATTTCCACCTGAACTTTCATCAAAACCAACATTGTTCTCTATGTAAGACTCTATAGCCTCAGCATGTATAGCAATTACTGGGGAAGAAGAAGGTATTCCTCCAAGTTCTCTTTCAGCTTTAGACAAATCGTTTTTATGCTTATCCGGTCTTGATAGGCTAAATGATCTGTACCCTCTATTTTTAAAATGATATAATATTCTTGGTTTGTTATTTTCTGCAAGTATTGGCATGCCATAAAAAACACAAGCCATTAACACATCTTCATAAAATATTTCTGATGTCTGTGGTCTTGATATATATTCTAAAAAAAACACGTCTGAAGGCGCATCGAAATTAAGCCTTGTAAGGCCATGTAATGCTCCGTTAGATCCACCCCCACCCACAGTGCCTGAAATGTCATAAGAATCGCATCCAAATGATCCTATGTGCTCGTTTCCTGGATATTTCTTACCGTTTTTATACACAACATTATTTCTAAGCTCTTTTGGAGGTATCCAGGTTACATAAAATCTTCCGTTTTTGTTTGGACTCCATATTACCTCTGTATCTTTCTTTCCATTTTTCCATGAAAAACTTCCTTGCATAACCACTCTTTGTGCTTCAAGTCCGTCATTATAATCTATCTGTTCGTAAATCCTAGATAAATTAAATAAAGTATTTTTTGATTCATCTCTAAAAGCATGATTTTCGGTTCTAGGAAATTGTCTATAAAATTCATTTAGCTGATCATGGTCGCTTTTTAAAGAATCCACCTCATTGTTCCAGTAGTCAATAACGCCAATGTTTATGTCCATACCGTCTATCCCCTCAACAACTTTATCTGTATAAAAAACCGGGTTACCGTGAATATCCAAAAAGCCTTCCATGTTCCATTCCATAGGGATAAATAAATTATACATTCCGCTTTTTGTTTGTCCGTTTACGTTTCTTGTGGACAAATCAGAATCTCTATATAAGTTTTTAAAGTTTTCACCACCCTTGTCTAATGAGTTTGAAGTTGATCCCATCAAACACTTGCCGATAATTTTTCTACCTAACCTCAATGTAGTTTTAGTGACAGCCCAGTTGTTGAGGATATTATCTGGTTTTTCCCACTTACCGCTTTCGTCATGGGCAAGGAGTCGTAATTTTTCACCGTCGTAGGAGTTATCTCCGGTATTTTTCCAATCAATAGTCGTGTCGAGTCCTGTAAGATTATCGCTGTCCGACTTGACGATGGACTTTCTAGTGAGCTTTGATGCGGGAACTCTATATGCAAGTTCTGTTTTTGGTCGATCCATCCCGTCTTGTATTGGCTTAAAGAAGAAGGGGTAGTTTGTTGATATTGGAACGACTTTGTCGGTAAACATTTTTTTTGCATCTGCTCCAGTTTTTGATAGTATACCAAATCTTGCATCCGAAGTAATTGTTGCCTGGTTAACGATTTCTGATGAGGACATAAAAGAAAATCCCGATCTTCTGTTTTTGAGATAGCACATTCCAAAACATCGTTCATCTGCTTTGCAAGCTTCCCAGAATATGTAGAATATTCGATTCGATTCTCTAAAGTCTGGTTTGCCAACATCAATCTTTGTCCACTGTAGGTACATGTAGTGAGACCCAGTAATATAAATAGGAGACCCGTTATTTTTAAACCAAAACCCGCCCTCTCTCCTGTCAAATTCAGATTCAATATATTCAAGCCACTTATCTTTAAATGAGTTTGGATATTCGTTCCATTGAAATATTGTTTTAATGTAATTAAGTTCTTTTGGATACTCAAAGGGCTCCCAGTATTGTTTTGCTTTTTCACGACTTCTTGAATATATTTTCTTCGGCTGCAAAGGTAATCCAATCTTTAAATCTTGGATCTGAATTACACTTCCTAATTGTCCGTTTTTTGCTATGACAATAATATCATGCTCGTGGTCATATCCATACCGCCAAGATTTATTTTTGTTTTTAGCATTTAAAGTTTTTGCAGGTATAAAGTTTTTAAGCTCTAAAA